TTCTGTTTTAGGGTTATTCCTGACCACGACTCAAGCCGGGTTCCCCCCATCTTTTCCCATTTGGAACTTTGGTGGTTCATGGTCAGTTTCAACTGAATTTTTCTTCTATATGTGTTTCCCAGTTTTATTACCATTAATAAAAAGATATCCTTTTCACTCGCTATTCTTTAGTTACACTTTAGCAAGTTGCATTATACCAGTATCGTTGCAAATAAGTGGGCGAGATATGTTTCCATCATATTATATAAGCCCTATTCATCGCCTACCAGAATTCATTTTTGGAATGTCCCTCGGTGTAATATACATAATTAAACAAGACACATCCAACAAACTCCCTCTCCCTGTACTTATAGCTTTATCTGCTGTATTATTAATGTTTGCATCACCTATAGATAACAACTCCTATATGAGAAATAATTTCATCACTGTACCAGCAACTGGAATTATAATATATTCACTTAGCCTGCTGAAATTCAAAGAATCATACTTTATAAAACCATTCATTTATCTTGGTAAAATAAGCTACTCTTTTTATTTAATGCAAATTCCATTATTAATGCTCATAGACAGAAATAAATCCATATTTGCAACTACTGATTGGTGGCAGTGCTGGTTATTTCTTTTTGTCTTAAACTTTATAGCTGCATCCTTAAGCTATGAAATTATAGAGAAAAGATTTCATATTAAAAAGAACCAAAAGGCAATGCAATAAATGCATTGCCCAATATTATTAAACTGGCGCGCCAGGCCATTTAATATTTGATGAAGATGATGTATCTATCGATTTCAATAAATCTTTATAAATCATCCATTGTTTCAGCTTCGCCTTATTTTCCTCGCTAATGACCCCTAGTAAAAGCTCCTCCCGCCAATCAACTGTAACACTATCAGCATCTTCGATGAGACTATTCCTTTCTTGCTCTGCCAAAAATTTCATTTACTCCTCTGTCGGTTCTGGCAAAGGACTCCATTTTGAAAGTCCATCATCTCCCGCAATTCGCATAGCGTTATTGTTCGCAGCAGTAAACTCATGGAAAACAACTTCATCCACTTCCTTGATATCATCTGGAACAGAGTAATAATCAATTAACCACTCACCTAAATAAAATAAATTTTCGGAGGCACTATAAAATACTTTCATATCAACATCCAATTGCTAATAATGTGGCTGTCCCAGCGTCTGTTATCGCCGTATCACTGCCTTTAAAGGCTTGCATAGATGCACCTGAGGCTGATTTATTTCCAATAAGTATAATAGTTATTACCTCTCCCTGAGTTATACGTACCAAAGATCGCTGCACAATACTCAGGAAAAACCATAGGGTAATTGAAATTTGTGGTGGTGCTTGTAGTTGAGGGGGCAACTGAAAACATCTGGATAACCAGCTTTTTAGTTCCAAAAGGTATTCTTGCTACAATTTGTAGTTGTACTGAATGATCCAGAAAACCCCATATTTTGGAAAGGCGCGTTAGTGAACTTTGTCACCAATCCGTTAACGTCACCATTGTCGAGGGCATCTACACCAGAGTTTGCGATGAATTGCCCCACCAGCTCGGCAATTGTGGTCGCCTGGCGAATAGCTTTGTTTACCTGCGCGCTGTCTGCCTTACCTGAAGTAAAGCAGGGAGAGCCTCCCAGCCAGACTGTGACATGACGTTAGCATGTGGATCAATTGCGAACGCTTTAAAGTTATTTGTTGCCATTAGAGTAAAGTAAAGTCCCCCATGCTCCAACATCGAAACCACCGATGTATTCGTTGTCCATATCAAACCCAAAGAATTTAGAGCCTTCTGACGGTGTTTCTACCGAAGGCGTTTCAACATCACCGGCCCATACGCCAGCTGCTTTAACGGTGAGATAGCCCTGTTTGATAGCGGCGATCAGTTCGAGAGACACATCAGAAATATCAGTCTCGGGAAAAACCCAGACCGATATCGTCATGTCCTGGTTGTCGACGATCTGCATCTTCAGACCAGAGCCTGCAGTCGCAGCGTCAAGAATGGGCGGCAGAGAGTCGTTGCGGCCGTCCCAGTTGTTGATGGCGATTTTTGCTTTCAGAATGATGCGGTAGGTTTCATCGCTCAGAGTCGTATAGCCCGAATCCGGGTCATACGGTCCCTGCCAAACGCCCTGGTCATATCCAAGCCCTTCGGTGTCCCAACTAAAATAAACGCCGGAAATCGGCAAGCTGACTATACGACTACGCCCAATCCAGAGGCCGAGGATATCGAGCTGGACACCAATGCCCGTATCGATATCAAACGCGCTTACCAGCCCCTGGTAGCTGTTGTTATGTCTATCAGTGTTCGCGATGTGATCAAAGTATTTCGGTTTCGTGGCGTGGTTGTTGGTGATTAAGTCTGTGTACTTGCTCATGACGTCACCGTTAGAACAATATTTTCAGGCTTACAGGAGGCTGATTCGTTGTAGGCGATATTGATATTCGCCGCCGCTACTGAGCCAGCCGATTTGCCAATCAGCAGCTCCTGAATGTCGTAATAGCGTGCACTGCCACCACTCACCACGCCGAGGTTAGCCGGGGAGTAAATGCGGCTCAGCAGAACAGAATCACCGATCGTCAGCCCGTTGATGTAATCCGCGACGGCCTGCTGAATCTGTACGCCAATTTGCGACGTGTAGCCCGTAAAGGCTTTCAGTGTGATATGCCCGTAAATCGGAACATCAGTCGAACGTGAAAAACTGATCACGTGTGGATTGCCGTAAGTGTCCGGTACCGTGACAGAGGTCGTCCCGTAGGTCGCCGTTCCCTGCCCTTTATTGCCCCGGGTTGTCTGAGCAATGGCTGTCACGTCCCCACCATCCACAATGGCAGAGATAGAGTGTGGCGGCAGCCCGTTACTATCGGTAACGCCAGTATCATTCTCGTAGAGCTTGTGACATGTCACGCCAGCAACATTTGCGATCGCACCGTCGACGCCTTCAAACGGTGTGACAGATGGCAGCGCGACGCTCTGCCCCTGCCGGATGCGCAGTTCTGCGTCGGTTTCTGCCGGTGTGCCGACTGTGGCCGCTGCCGGGTTTGTTACCGATACCCAGCCACGGGTTGGCGTGTTGATGGTGGTAATAGTCCCGGCCAGCGCCGCAACCGCGCCGCTGTTTGAGCAGGTGGCAGTTGCCGTCATCGTACCGTCAACGCCAATCACTACCGAGGCAGGAAGACGCCAGATAACGTTATTGGTGTCTTTCACGGTACCGTTCATAATGGTTGTCCCTGCGGTACCGGTGAGCAGAAGATCCACGGTGGAGTTCGTCGCCCCTTTACGCGCGATACCGTTAATTTTCACGTTACTGGTCGGCCCTGCGCCGTAACCCGTAGCAGGTGAGAAACAGTTGTAAACGGAAATGGCCGTGTTATTGGCATCGTGAATAGCCAGAGCCACCAGCTCCACCATCTGGCCGTCTTTGCTGTCCGGCTCCAGATAAGCGTCACTGCCATAAATCTGCTGGAAATAGCTCGTCAGGGTATCGAGTATCGTCTGGTAATCAGGCGCACTGATCCCCTCAGCGGTTACCGTTGCCGATAAGACGAGTGTGTCCAAATTGAGGGCCATTTATGCCTCGCTGGTTACTGTCGTTGTTCCGTAGATAGTGTCGATTTCAGCAGTGAAAGAGACGCGGCGCGTCGTGGTGTTCACTGTCGTATTGAAAGAAAGGATGGACTTTACGCCACGCGTTTCGAGGATGCGCTTGCGGATCGCCAGGTTGTAGGTTTCCGGTTTCTGCTTGCCCAGTACGCACTGAATCCACGGTGTCCCCTCTGTCGTATCGAGAAACAATTGCCCGTACCACAATTCGAATCGCGTTTTTACCGCCTGCGCCACGGCCTCAGGTGAGTTAATCAGCCAGGTATCATCACCGCTGCCAAAGGTGTAATCCCCGTCGTCGTCCTCGCGTCGGTATCGCATAATTATCTCCCAGAGGTTTTGTATTGCTGCCGCCGCTTTCAACGCCACCATACGTATGCTTATCAACGATTGAGCCATCTACCAGCTGCAGGCGGCCGTCAGGCAAAATTTTCAGGCCATTCAGGTTGAACCCTCCCGGCGCTGTACCGGCTATCGCTCCACTTGAAGGGTTAAGGCTCAGTTTGGTTCCGCCATCATCGCTTCGCAGTTCAACCGCGCTGGTGCTGATACCGCTGATTTTCTGCGCCTGCGACTGCGGCCCAACGATACAGAACGCATCTGATAAATCGTGCACCCGGTCGTCGACAGGCTCCTGCACCCCGCCGTTCTGCCACCAGAAATCGATGCAGCGGTCAGCGAAAATCACCAGGCATTCATCACCGGCTTTTACCGGGAAAGTTAACGTGCAACCACCGCCGCGCGGAAATATCACCGGCACATCCACCAGCAGCGGGTAATTTTTGGTAACTCGGTTCCCGTCGTTATCCGTTTCAACCGAACGGATAGCTGGCTGCACAACCGCCGTCACTGCGCCGGGATCGAATGACTGAACAATGCCAGGCAAAGCGACGCGGATCTGGTTCTTTGTGGTTTCCCGCTCAGATTTGAATGTTTCGGCAAGGTCGCCGCTGCGGGTCTGGTCAGATACTGCCATTTTGAAGGCTCCAGAAAGCAAAAAACCCGCCGGGTGGCGGGTTTATTAATGTCCAAAGAATTTAATCGTTTTTAGATTTAAACGGATTGCCAAACGGTTGGTCGTGACTTTCAGTCGCTACGCCAAGATCCCCAAAAGGAACTCTTGACATTATATTCTGCTCATACTCTTTCGCTTTTTGTTGCTCTGAATTATCAGAGCCATTGTTATCATCTTTTTCCACCGAAGTAACCATAGTCAAGCCTTATTTATCATTAAAAATGCTACAGAAATAATAAAGAAAACAAAAGATAAAGCAACATAATTGAATAAGTTCGCGACATAGATCGCTTTTTCTTTATGAAGAGCTTCTATTTTACTGACAGCACTACCATATTTAAGCATGTGATATCTTAGTATCAGCTCCGTCGGCCCTTTGAACAAAAAATCATGTTGCGCAGGTGTTTTATGTGTTGGCATGTATGGCACAGTTCTCAATCCCCACGAGTGCCAGAGGTAGTAAAAACATACAACTAAACTTAAAACACAGGAACAAAGGCATAGAACTGCCAGTTTAAAAAAAACTTGACTCCCATAAGACTTACTTAAATCTATGGAGCCAAAAATAGCCAATATTGCCGATGCTTCAACACCTATCACAGCAAGCAGAAAATTAACTTTATCTTCAAGTCGTCGATAATTCGCCTTAGCTTCCTCGTACCGCTCTCGATAATACGAAGCTATAAACTCAGCACCTATACCAATATCTTTGCTTTCTTTAACATGTTCGCCTACATCATCACCCATATTTCATTCAACCGATAATTTTTTGCACGGAAAAGATCCGATGATTTTCGGGGCGTCCAAGCTGTTCTGCAGAAGCTGGACGTTAAGGAAACGCGTTTCGGTACCAGGGCGACGAATGTATTCAAAGCCGTAGTTGTTACCGTCTTTGGCAGGCATAAGTCCCATGTCTGCCTTCATACCGTTTCCATTACCGAGAGTTTTAATTTTCTGGGAAGTAACAGTCTCACCATTAACCCTGAACAATGAGTCAGGAACTAACTCCAATTTGTAACCACCACATTGCAATGTGATGCCGCCGGGATTTGCAGCAAAGGCTAACCCAGGCAGGAAAAA